CATATTCATATCCAAAATATACTTGATATGGAATGGTTTCGCTTTGATAGGGTCTAGAAAATGGAAAAGTCTGATGAGTATAAATCGGAGTACCATTATAATCACTGATTGGATTATTGCTGGTATAGGTTTTTACGATTCTTGAAATATCAACAACCCCTAAGTCATATGGATTAGGATTAGTCTTTCCTCTAAAGACCACCTCATTATTGATATAGACATCATAAGTATATCTAAATTTATATTTGTCGGAAGTATCTGCCGAAATAGTGAAAAACAACCCGTCAGAATATACAGGTTGAAACTTGAGAGGTGAATCAATTATATCTATCATATCAATTTTCTGATTGAGTGAATACTAAGCCCTGAGAGATTATTTTGTCTATATATAGAGCAGCAGCTTCTCCAATTTCTTCTAAAACTTTATTTTTGCTTTTTTCCAAAGCATTTTCAATAAAAAAGGTTCCTCGATATCCTAATGTTGCAATGCTTCTTCTAATAAGGAATACCAAAGATTTTCTTTTTGTAAATCTTCCACCAGGCCCTCTGATGATTTGAGCAAAACCTTTTTTTTGAGTTACCCACTTATCTATCGCTTTGAGTGGTGGATATCTTCCTGGTCTTCTTCCATAATTGACCCAGTACCAATAATCCGCATTTCCAAAATCAATTATCAAAGTTGGAAAGGGGTCATCAAAATCATTTTCCCAGAATACATTAACACTCTTATAGAGATTCCCTGATGATATAGGTGCAGAGGTACCCCTCTTATTGACTGAGCCATCATATGACTTGCTTCTGCGAGGAATCTTCAACTCAGCCTGAATGCTTTTTTTTACGGTATCTGCAATTTGATTTAGGATTCTTTCTTCCATAATCTATTAGCAACTTGTTCCTAAATCAGTTATTGTTCCTGTCGCACCATTAGTTATTACAACAGTACCTAATTGAGCGCAAATATCTGCACTCAAGTACCCCAGAACCTGACCAGATTGAGGATTTCCACCGCAATCAATATAATCATAATCAGTGGAGAAACCATTTGTATTAGTTATTCTATAATTCTTGCAACTGACTGAAGGGGTTGGTGTAAAAGTCGGAGTCGGAGTTGGAGTCGCAGTACCAGTCGCAGTTGGAGATGGATAGAAATCGCATGCATTGATATCTTCAAAGATGGTGATATCAACATCTAAGACCACTCCTCCAACATGGTCGTTAAATCTCTCAAAGAAAGGGGTTGCCGATGCAGGAAGGGAACAGTCAAAATCATCGAACAGAAACCCCCTTCTTATTTCTGAGAGAAATCTTCTAGCTTCTAAGCTCATATCGCTAACAACATCTGCTTCATTGGATAAATCAGTATTAACGATATCGGCAAAAATGAGTTGCAAAGAATAAGTGGTGATATTTTCATCATATGAAATAAGCTGAGGAGTAACAAATAAAAATGGATAATTGGTGGTGGTACCACTATCATTCATAAAGTAGACAATATCTCCATATCCAAAATCATGCAATCTTGCTGATGATTGCTGGTACTGCTTTATCAAATCTAATATCTTATGGAAACTTATATATTCATTCATCTTAAATTCCTTTTCATTTTTTCATTTTCTTTTTTCTGCTCTTCGATTCTATCTTTCATTAGAGCAGCTACACTCAAGCATAAGTATAATGGTTCCTTTTCCACTTCTTTCATTTGTGAAACATTCTGCTTTGCCAACTCATAAGTGAGGGTGAAATAGAATCTTGCGGCAGATATCGATGGAGCCTCTTTGGTATCACTCTCTTCCCCCTCTCTATCAATTTGTTCATCTTCATCTGAAACTTCAAAGAAGCCTCCATATCTTTGATATATGAGTTTGCGATTAGAAAAAAAAAACTGCTGACTCCGAACCAAATGCTGACCGGCAATGATAAAAATTCAGTTGCTCTCTCTTCCATATCTTTGCTATCATAATCCTCAAGAATATAATCATCCTTCTTCTTTTGCTTGATAGGTCTATATAGAATGGCCAATATCTTATGCAGACTATTGAGGATATCTTGAGAATAGACATCCAAATCAATCCATGCACCCCAGCTGAGTTTGCTGAAATCTTTTTCCAATCCATATTCTTTTCCATTATGAGTGATATAGATTGCCAACTGATTATCAACTTCCATATTCATCAACTGACCGATTATCTCATCGATTTCTCTGATATCCACTAATGGTAACTTCTTCATTTCATCATATGGAATGCCGGTGAATAGAGATAATACCCTTGAAGGATTATTAACATAAATGCTTCTATTTTTTTCATATTCCAAATACTGACCAATGGTTATCTGCTCTGGCAAATCAACCTTATATTTTCCAATTTCTAATTTAATCATATTATAGTTATTTTCCCTGATTTTTTATTTAGTTCGCTTTCTAAGACATATCGAATGCTATCGATTGAGTGGTTATTGGAATCCTCAGGTACATCCAATAATATACCATTTTTATCAACCTTCCACTTATAAGATGCAAATTCGACTTTCATATTCTCAGAACTATTCTCAATAAAGAGATTATGCCTTTTCATCAAATCTATACCATGCAAAATGGATTTCTTATTCACTGGCTTTGCATTGAATCTATATCTTCTCAGCTCTTCAATATTCTGAGGACTTGCTGAATCGCACCAAATGGTATCGGTTTTTTCAATATTCAATTTTTCCATCTGATAAATCAAATCAGTCATTGTATAATTCTTTGCAAAGATTAATTCTCTTAGATATAAATTATCATCATCCTTATAGACTTCCACCAATGCGGTCGGCTCGTTATATCCAAAGTCCAATCCTCTTCCTAATAACTTTGATTGAGGGGGTATCTGCTCAATGGTATTAAAGTTGGTAAAGACCAGTGAAGTTGGTAACCCTTTGATACCTAAATTATATACTCGATAAAGGTTCTCATCTTTGAATTTCAGACTCTCCAATTCCTTGATGATGTTTTTATCAATGAATGGATTATCCTTCCATGTCGTAATGAAATAATAGCAATCATCTCTATTTTCCAAATCATATACCCAGCTTCTCAATTCACTAGGGTTCATATCGCAAATCACTTTGCCAGTGGTTCTAAAAATTAATTGGTTCCAATCATCTATCGATAATTCATTTGCTTCATTGCAATAGAGATAATCTCTCTTTGAACCCCTAATCTTCTGAGGTTCATCGACTGAGAACCAATTGATGATGCATTTATTTGGTAACTCATAATATCCTTCTTGCTTATGCCATTTTGAAGGGTCAAAGATTTCAAATTTCTCAAGTACTTCTTGCAAATCCTTTAGTACCGTATTCTTCAATGAGGGGAGAGTTTTTCTGACTATAGAGAGAGTTTTGCCATTTTCTTGAAGCAATTTATATATCCAATAAATTAGAATGTTATATGTCTTCCCTGAGCGGCTTCCCCCTTGAGCAACCACTAGTCTTTTTTCCAATTCATCAGATTTGAGCAACTCCTCAAATACTATAGTCGTTTGAACCTTCATCTTTAGATAACTTTAGAACTTATTTTTGCTGGTGGTTCTTCAAATCGCATGGTTTCCCAGAAATCAATTTGAAAGTCTAAAGTTGATTCCAATTGAGCATTTAGATTTTCATCCAACCATCTTCCAAATAAATCAAATTCTTCTTCAGATAGAGAGTATCCTAATCGAGATTCAACTTCATCCTTGAATATCATATATCTTGTACTTCCTTTATAGTTTTTCATAATTTCCAATATCTTTTTATCCTTGACCTATATTGAGTTTTTTATAGTTTCTTGAGTTTTTATTTTTCGAGGTTTTAGTTTTTGCATGAACCCCTTTTCTTCTTATTTTCTTCTTTTCTATTTTTGCTGATGATTGATTCCTTGCCATATTAGTATCCTCTCTTTTTTCCTTTGGTTTTTAGATAGAATTGAATTGCTGCCAAATCTCCTTCATTGATTTTTCTCATCAGTTGATTTTCAACAAAATCGATACTCATCTCATTGATTCTTTCCACCTCTTTTTTA